ACAATACTTGCAAAGACAAAGAATCAGGAGTATTTAACCGCGTGGAAAAATAAAGTCGGACATGAAAAAGCAGAATCAATTAAGAATCTATCTAGCAAGCGAGGGACAAGCATGCACAAATTCTTGGAATCTCATATCCAAGGAGTTGGCTACGATGATCTTACGCCAATCGGATGCNAGGCGAAGCCCATGGCCCAAAAAATTATTGAAATGGGTCTTACNCCTATTTCGGAATACTACGGTTCAGAAGTTATGCTACACTATCCTGGGCTATACGCTGGCTCTACTGACTTGGTTTGTATGCACAATGGTTTGGAGACTATTGTAGATTACAAGCAAGCAAATCGACCTAAAAGAGAAGAATGGATAGAGGATTATTACCTGCAGATTGCAGCGTACGCCATGGCTCATGATGCGTACTATGGGTCAACCATTCGTCAGGGAGTAATCATGATCTGTACGCCGGATTTGTATTATCAGGAGTTTCGGATCACGGACCAGGGCTTACGGAACTGGAAGCATAAGTTTCTTAAGAGACTGGACCATTATAACGAGCTAATATTTGATGAGAAAGAGCGAGCCAAGGTTGATATGACTGAATTACTGCAAGAATTTGAAAATGATGTTCAAAATAAGGCAAACAAGGCATAAATAAGGCAACCGGCTACTATAAGAGATCTCACAGATTTTTTACTTTTAAAAAAAAAAAACATGAAAAAAAAGTGTCTTTCTGTCATTTTGAGCTATTATCATTGGTATACAACAAAAGTAGCTGACAAAAGTAGTGACAGAAAATGTTTTAATGACAGAATTTTTTGTCAGTTATTCAAAATACCGCATAAAACAACTCTAGGGTGCCTTCGCGCGCGCGTAAGCAAGGTTTTGTTTTCCCTAATTATCTGTCAGATCTCTTATAGGGGGAAATTAAGAGGATGACAGAGGAAAGCTTTTGGGATAAATTCCATGAGAAGCACAACCCAAAATATTATAATGCCACGAAGAAATACAAAACGAAAATTAAACTTAAGCCCAAGCGAGCCAACGCCAATACCTTTTACAAAGTATCGGGTGAATTGGATCGATATCGTAAGTGATTCTGGATGGGCTGATGAAAGAGAATTTAATAAGATGAGATTATCTCATCCTGTTAATGAAGGGTGGCTATACTCTAAAGATAAGGATTGTATTAAGTTGTTTGCTTCCTATGACAGGGAAGATGATGGCACTATTACGTTTGGGGATCGGACAATGATTCCTCTTTCTTGTGTGAAGAAGATGATAAAGATTTAGGTGTCTCTTCAGACTCTCCCTCGACAATCTTTGCATTTAAGAGAGGTGCGTAGTCGTCTAAAATTTGTTTCATTTTGGCTGCTAGTTGTTCCTCTGTTAGTTCCTCTAGTTTTCCATGTTTTATTATTTTTCTGTCTATGTATAGTCCTGCTGCTTTGCCTCGGGATATTTCAGCGTTCACAGCACTGGAAAAGCTTCCTTTTTTTAAAGCCGCCTGTTTAAGTCTATCTAACTCTGCTATGTGTTGTTCGTAGTTAACCTCAAACTTTTTAAGTCGTTCTTCTTTGAGTTCACCTATAAATTTTGCCACCAGTGGTGACAGTCTTGGNTTCATNAGCTCTGATCCTTCTTGTCTTGCTCTGTTATGACTGTAGCCAGCTAGCTTTGCAGCTTCCATCTGTGAGACTGGTCCTTCAGGGCCACCAAATACTATAAATTCGGCAAACCTCTTTTGCATTTCAGTTAATCTTTTTGGAACTCCCATGTTGACAATTTAAGGTAACTATCCTATAAAGTCAATATGAAAGATGATCATGAAAATGGAGAAAGAGCGGAACAAGCTACTTATGAAGATGAGCATACCTCTAGACGTACTGTGACTATACCTCTTAAAGAGTATGATGAACTTAAAGCTAGACAATCTTCTATCACAGATCCATCTCTTATTTCTATCATTGATAAGGTAGAAGAATTAATTAGGGCATTGAGAAAACATATTATAAGAAAATGAACGAAGGAATGGAAAACTTAAAAGAAACAGATGATCTGCTGTTGTTAATTGAACAGCATAAGAGAGATATTTGGGAGTGGAAACAAAAAGAATCTCAATGGATAAGAGACAAGAATCAGCTAGATGGTAACAAACAAATTATAGAAGAGTTATCTACTAAACTGATTGAAACAGGTAAACTTAATTTAGCTCATCAAGAATTAAACGGAAAATTACAAACAAGATTGACAGAAGTTGAAGAAGATAATAAGAAGCTTTCAAAACAAATTCAAGATTTAAATAAGCGATTATCCTTACTATGAGAGTACAAGACCTCCAACAGTTTCTTTCTTCCTTCACGCAAGGATCAGATGCAGTGAAAAATGCTGTAATACTTTGTGAGGTTGAGGGTAAATTATATGATGTGAGAAGAATGGAAGTGCATGAGAATCAGGCGCCCATCGTTGGCTTCAAAGGTCATACAGCTCATAGATTAGTTTTAAAAACTCAAAAACCTTCTTCAATAATTCTTCCAGACAAGCTACAAAAAGACTACTAATGCACGAGGTCGTTACCTCGATAAAGACATGGGTCCAGAGGCAAAATTATATCAAAAACTTCGTAAGAAATCATCAGGAATTGTTTGGACAAGGCTTGAAAACCTTAGCTCTTTGGGGACTCCTGATCTATTGGGCTATAATGATTTTGGCACATTTTTCACTGTTGAGTTAAAAGTTACCCGAGGGAATAAACTCAAATTTTCTGCACACCAAATTGCATTCCATAAGACACATCCGAAGAACACTTTCATCATAGCCGAGGCACTCGGTCCGAGGTCCTCGAAACATGTTCACATGTTCCGTGGTTCACGGATTAATGAGCTTGCAGCTTGCGGCTTGAAGCTTGGGGCTTGCCGCTTGGGGCTTGAAGCTTGTCTTGATTATTTGAAGAACCTGAACTAGGTTCTGGTTTAGGGGCTTGGAGCTTGGAGCTTGACGCTTGAAGCTTCCGCATCTCTGCATAATATTTTGGGTGTTTAAATACGTGTGTCATTTAGTGTTTACCGTATGATATATTTTTAATTGATTTTGTCCAGCAGGCCCTACACTCGCGACACTTGCCACCCTGAGATGGAGCCGGACAGCTGGCGCCCTTAGTAACGACTGATGATGTATGAGTCCAGGCCGTTGGCGCTGGTCCGTCGACCTTGGATCCTGATAATCTGATCACCAGGTTATCCGGAACCTCTTCAGGAGCTGGCAGGTAGCGTCTCTCCTGTGTTGGTAGCCAGTGTTTTGTGTTTGGTGTTAACCTGCAAACTGTTAAAATTTTGTTCATGTGCTCTACGCTCTGTACATCTCCGGCGTCATGCCATCGAAACCAGCGCTGCCTCTTCACCTGTGCAACCATAGCCGTGACCCATGAGTCATGGACCAGGCTGTCCAGTCTGTAGTACTGAGCTTTTTTAATTGCTGGATATCTTATATAGTTTCCTTTCAGGGCATAACAACCATAACACGGCGTCCCTTTAACCTTCCGGAGCTTGGACCCGGTCTGGCATTCCCACGCTGGCAGGCTGTACGATAGCCCAGGCATTTTTGATGTCCGGGTCATGCTGCCAGTTATTTTTACTGCTTCTTTTACTTTCATACTTTCTAATTTCATACTATCAATTCATTGTGTCTTTTTCGTGGCGCTTGGGGCTTGCAGCTTGAAGCTTGCAGCTTGCAGCTCCGGGCCGGGGGCGCCTTTTTTTATTCAACTTCAGGTTGTGCCGGGCACGCTCTGCAGCGCGCCCAGTATTCCAGGTAATAGTTTTATACATGTTCAACAGGTAACCAGTTATCATCTCTGAAAACCTTCAGAACTTCCTTGGTATAGATGGACCCCATCTCATCGAAGAGCCCAACTTCAGAACCTTTAACATCAACCAGCAATGTGCTGCGGATGCCCCGGCCCTGAATTGGTGACTCCTTAACAATGCCAGACACTGGAGGATTGGTCCCCATGTGGCTGTGCAGGATCTTATCACCTTTTTTTATTTCTCTTATATTCATATTTCCTACTTTCTTTTTTAATCCTATACTATCCTTCAGGCCCTGTCAAGCTTGGAGCTTGAAGCTTTTAGCTTATTAAAATTCCGGCCTTCAACCAGGGGTTGTGCTACGCAGGCCGGCATGACGCAAGCGATTACATACCATGTAGAATTCCAAGCGTAAGACCTGGTTATAGTGGTTAATATCCCACAGCTACCAACCTCTGATCCCAGATCCAACAGGCATTTTAGCACCTTACTAGTTGCGTCCAACTAGTGTCAATTGGATCAGGGATCAGCCGTAGTCTCAAGGGAATTTTATTTTATGACTTTATCCATTTTTCACACCGATTGTCTCGTCAAGACTCGGAATAACTACGATCCTGATCCCAGATCCAACTGTCTATGTGCAAGTACTTACACAAAATACGCACTATGCATAGTACGAATCAATTGGATCAGGGATCAGTTCTGGTTGTTGGTAATAAGTTAGAAGTAAAATATGTACTTCACAACCAGAAGTTGTCCCGATTTTATAGTTTAAAGTCGATAAAATCTAATGAAGACTATATTGACACTATATAAGATTATCTAGGAGAAGTCAACTGCCAAAGTGTCGCACCCTGCGACAAAATAGTTCTTGACAACTCCCATATTATCTTATATAATAGGGGTGGGTGGTCGG